TAAGCTGTCCGGGTCTATCAAGCTTTCCTAATCCATCCCAAGAACCACCCCAACGCACAGAATGGGTCATTTTCCCCTCATCCTTGAGTTTTTGAGCTATACCCATGACATAACCACCAAACCATAGTGAAAGCTTCTCATCGTTTAAATTTACCGGGTAAGGTGTCACATCTACGGCCATTGAAGGGTTGGCATTATGCTTGCCATGTGGCCAATGCAGTTTTGTATTGCCTTCTTCAAAGGCTTTCTCTTGGTCTGCTTCATTGCGATAGCCTTCAAGAATCGTGCAATCGAAGTATTTAATCACCTCATAAAACAAAGCCTGTAAATCAGGATGGCATGTAGACAGCTTTGAAAATGATGCTTGGCTAAATTTTGGCATTAACTTTCCTTGTCTTGTTTAAATTAAGTGTAGCAAATAATAGCCCTATTGCTAGGGCTAGACAGGAGGGAAGTTACAATGAATCAGATTAATAATAATAGAAATTTAAGCGTGGAGATAGCTTTCAATAATTCTTATGCCATCTTCCCAACCATAGCAGAAGTGACCGTCAAATCCTACTGTCTTCATGCGCTCTATCCAAATTTCTTGATTAATCCAAGTCTCAGACTTCCTCGCTGATGGCGGGTAGTGCATATTGCGCTTCACTTCCAGCCAAAGCCCTGCATATAAACGTGTACGGCTCGGGTAAGGAATGAACAAGTCACTCACACCCGGGCGCAAACCCATTAACTTCAAGTTCCAAGTTTGGGCTTCTGTCCTTTTGCCTTCATTGTTGTTCTTGTAAAAGTAATCCTTCAAAACCGGGTGGAGACTCAGCCACTTGACCAGAGCACGTTGCTCTTGGTTCTCCGTGGGAATCAGAAACTTTCGTGTCATCCTTGACCTCATCATTTCCGTATAAGATTTTCATCAACGCTAAAACATCTTGTTTTTCACGCAAATTAACCGACTTTTTTTTCATGCTTCTTTGCTTCCTCTTCATCCGCGCAACGGCGTAAAAATATTTCTGATGCTTCACTAATGGTCATGCTATTGGGTAAAAAACCCTTAACACATGCAAGCCACGCAACAAACTTCTTTGCTTTCTCTCCTTGAATCGTACTCATTTCATCATCCTTGTTTTAGTAGTACTTTAATTGACCAACCATCTCCTCGTAGCACTTGATGGCTTCCTCTATTTTTTCATCAGGGTGTGCGTCCAAGACTTCCTTGCAATGTTGCTGCAAGAATTCAATGTCATCACCGCCATGTCCATCTGAAACTTTTTTTATCAGCGTACACAAATAATTCTTACGCGCTATCCATAACGCCTTATGCATCAGTCATGCGCCCAATTTTTATACATTTTAGTAGGTCGCCCATTACCAGTTCTATCAGAGGCTTTCTGAGATGCAAACCCTTCACGCTGGCTAGGCGGTACGTAGCCTTGTTTCTTTAACCATTCACCTTGATCACGCATATTCAAAAACTTATTACGCTCCATCACATAAACAGGCGGTAAAATCATGGTTTCGGTCTCAGGAATGCTAAGAAGGTATGATTTGTATTCATCAAACACGGCCTGATCAAACTCTCTATGCCCCTTCTTTACCTTGTTTGCGTCAAATTCCTTGTAAGTCTTTCCACCACCAGCAATCTTTTTGCTTTGAAGTATTTCTTGGCATTTATTCATACACTCACGAAACGCTTTGCTTTCTTCTGTGCTTGGAATCTTGGATGGTGCGGGTAGTTCCTTGGGTCTGGAATTATATTCTTCAAGGTGCGCCCATGCTTTGTGAGGTTCAACATGAAACTCAGCCCTTAATGTGGCGTAGTGCTCTTTGACCTTGCGCTCAATCTCTTCTGCTTTGCCATTGGTGAGCGTCCATGAACCAATCTTGTCATACACCATCTTGACCAATGGATGGCTAAAGTCACGAGCAACCATCAAGCGGATCACCTCTTGCTGTGAAGGCATTCCAGACTCTTTCATGCATAATTCTACGAGTTGGCCTAATGTTGGCGGGTACTCTTCGAACTCTGTTAAAGTCTTGTTAACGGCTGCACGCACTTGGTCAATGGAGAACTTGCTAAGTTCTTCCAACCAATCTTCCATGATGTATTCCCAATCATCATCATGGCTTGCTCGTGATGTCCAAAGATTGCCGTACCTTCCACGAAACCGCGCAAAGAGCCTAGCAATCAGTGAGGCATCAACGTAATGGGTCAATTGTATTACCGCTGGCGTGGTCATATACATTTCCCTTGTTCAAGTGCCTATTGATTACCCGTGATAAAGCATCACCGCCTGTGTTTCTGGGTTTTTGGGTTTTGGGTGGAGTAAGCGCATCATGCCATCGTTCGTTTTGTAGGTAGGTTGAAGGGTGAGGTATGAATTGAAGCTCTTGCCATTGTCCATCGTTAACAAGGCGGTTGCTCACATCATTCATGATTTGTTCTGCATTAGTGTTCAGCGCGTACTTATCCCAAATCTTTTTGGCGCGCACTTTGTTTTTCTTTATGGGGTATATATTCCAGAATTCATTAAAAGCACATGGTTGGCGCGTTTGTGCTTCGGTAGAAGCACTATTGTTTTTAGATCTTTCTTTTGTATCTTCTTTCTTTTCTACACTGTTTCTTTTATAGGTGCTGTTATCCGTAGCACGGTTATCCGTGTCACGGTTTTCAGCAAACGGTGCACATTTTTCCTCAGAGTCCTTGATTATAAAGGCCGTTCCGTCATTTACCTGTAAATCAAAGTGTGCAAATCTACCTTTTTCTGTGCGAACTTGCACAGTTTTTATGAGTGCATGTTCTTCAAGTATCGCTAGTAATGAATTGAGCTTATTGATTCCTAATAGTGCATGTTTTCTTAAGTGGTTTTTGTGGAATTCCCAACCATGAGGCATACTTAAAAGAAAACAATATAATCCTAAAGCTTCCATATTGCGTAAGTTTTGAAGAACCTTGTTTGGAAAAGTTGTAAAATTACCTTCATTCTTGCTTACCTTATATTTTTGTACACTCATGGCTAAATCCTTTTAATAGGGTGAACAGCACATCTTGTGCATAAGGAAACTATAAGGTTTGGAATGGAATAGTGCAAAGAAAGGTTGTGATTGGCCGATGACATGATTATAATTGCCTTATGTGTATGGACGCACTTAGCCGTTTTATGCCAAACAATGGCGTCCGGTAGTTCTTAAAGCATGATTGACTCAACTTGGCGGTCTAGCAATCACGCGACTATAAAAGTTCCAGCAGCATGGAACAGTGAAGTAACTTGCTGCTAACCCTTCTAGTTTACCCTTTAAATTTTACTGATCCTAATATATTTCATCTACTAATGTAAATAAAAATTATTATTACATATTTACATATTTATTTTGTTTTCCTATTGTGTACTTAAATAATTATTGGTATGATTCACTTATTGAATTAAACAACACAACAAAAAGAGAATAAATGATGAAAGATTATGTAAATTTAACTACATTTAATATGAGAATTGATCGAGAAGTTTTAAAGTTTTTAAAGATGCAAGCCATTCATCTTGAATGCTCTATGACTGACTTGGCCAATAAATTATTTAGTGATTATAAAACAAAAATAGAGAAGAAAAGAAAAGAAGAAGTCCTTAAGGAAGATTCACTTAAGGATTAATAAATGAAAGAATTAATCATTAAAATAGAACAACAATTGCAAAATCAAGTAGACCATATTTGTAGGAATTATGAACAAAAAGAATTAAAACAAAAGATGTATGATTTAGCAATTGAATGGTACGTTAAGGGAATTAAATCTTGGGATGGTTTAAAAAATGAAGGCGATAATGAAAGATGAACAATACATTGAGCATGAGGTTCAATTACGAGTTCATGATGAACGATTCAAGGTTCAAGATGAACGTTTTGTAAGACTTGAATCCAAAATGAACTGGTTAATCAGTTTAGTAATTGGAGGTTGGCTTGTTCCTATTGGGTTACATTTTATGAAATTAGGTTAATATTTTAAGGCTGTGAATGACTGGCTGGAACCAATCATTCACTGAACATAACAAACATCCGTTGCAGGAGATTAATAATGCACGCATTAAGTTTAGCGTATTCTAACGCACAAAAGCAATCATCATGGATTGATGATCCCTTTGAAGGGTTTGTTACAGGAGTAACACCATTGTCACATAAACGCCGATTAGAAGACTATGCACTAGAATTAGTTGCAAGTTATGGCGAATTCATCAACAACCAATACGAGCTTAACTTCGAAAAGCTTTCATCCCCTTATCAGCTTGAACTGACACGCCTGTACATAGAATCAATAGACCGCGAAATAGAGTGGGCTTGCTATGGCGATGATCAATCAATCAATAGCGATTTTCTTTGTGCCATGCTTGCCATGCTTAAAGATTCTAACCCAAAAACTCGCTCTAAATTCGCTCAAGTTACAACACGAAACCTTATAGCCTATTACAAAGATGCGCTTCAATCCGTATTAGATACCGCATGTCATGACCTTCAATGCAGTGAAATGAACAATGCAGGATTCCACTGCGAACAAGATTTGAATAACGGCGACTTTTATTGGAGCAAATAATAATGATTAAAGATTACATGACACCAAAAGAGAGATTGAACTTTCCAAAGCGTAAATGGTTCTGGAATAGATAAACACTTTATAAGTCCAGAAAACCCAATCTGGGTTTCTGGGTTTATTCGGAGTTTATTTAAGACCTTAAATGGTCATATTATGTTAACAGTTAGGAGTTTAAAATGGCGTTAAAAGCAAAAAAACCATCAGTAGTTGATTGCAGACTTAAAGCATTGTTCTATGGTTCGGCGGGAGTCGGTAAGACCTACGCAGCAATTCAATTCCCAAAGCCGTACATCATAGATACCGAAGGATCAACCAATAAGCCTCAGTACGTGAAGCTTATAGAAAAATCAGACGGCGCAGTGCTTATGACCGTAGATTTTGACGAAATGATTAATGAAGTCCGTGAACTGCTTACTACCAAACACGATTACAAGACATTGATTCTTGACTCGCTTACCTTGGCTTATAATGATTTGCTTGAAAAAGCCGAGCGAAAGGTTGGTACAGACTTTGGCCGTCACTACGGCGAAGCAAATAAACGAATGAAGCAACTTTTGAACTTATTGTTCCGTTTGGACATGAATGTGATAATTACAAGCCATTCCAAGAATGAATACGGTCAAAATTTAGCCGTTTTGGGGCAAACATTTGATTGTTACAAGAAACTCGATTACCTTTTCGATCTCGTATTTGAGATTCAAAAGCGTGGAGCGCACCGCGTGGGTATTGTGAAGAAGTCACGCTTTGAGACATTCCAAGACTGTGACACATTCCCCTTCTCTTACGAAGAGATTGCAAGCCGTTATGGACGTGCGGTGATTGAACGTGAAGCCGTTGCGCAAGAATTGGCAACTAATGAGCAAGTCAAAGAGATTACGCGCTTGATTGACTTACTCAAGGTTCCAGAAGAAACCTTTCAAAAATGGTTGGATAAAGCCAGTTCTGAGAGTTGGGAAGATATGCAAAAGGACTCGATACAAAAGTGTATTGACCATCTTAAATCTAAAATACAGGGAGAATAATGTATGTTTCAATATGATGTACTGAGCGAGCAGGAAGCTATGGAAGAACGTTTTCAGTTATTGAAGGAAGGTATCTATGATGCGGTTATTACTGCATCTCAAGATACGGTTTCTGCAAATTCTGGAAACCCCATGATGGACATGACCGTTACTGTTTATGATGAAAATGGTAAGACTCACGACATCCGCGACTTTTTAGTGTTTACAAAACAGATGATGTGGAAGGTTGTACATTTTGCCGAGTCCGCAGGATGTCTTGCCGGGTACGAAGACGGGAAACTTTGCTCGGAAATGGCTATTAATAAATCGGTTAAAGTAAAAATAGTTATCGAACAGGGTAGCGAAATTCCTCAAGATAAGTTAAAAGGCAAACCATTGGGAACAAGATACTTTGATAAAAACAAGGTTGAAGATTACATCAAGAAAGGTGATCAAGGTGTACAAGGTGTACCAAAAGGCAATGAGCCACCACCATTTACTGATGACGATGTTCCGTTTTTATGACCGAAAGAGAATTAATTATGAGGCTTCTTAAAGCCGTTGGAGTGTTGTGTTGCGTGTTGGTTTTAAACCAACACGTCACTTTAGATTGGTGGGAAGGTGCGCTGCTTGGATTTGGAATAATGCTAATTTTGGATTAAGGAATAATCAATGTATTGCAATCAATGTGCATCATATAGTTGTATTCATTTATTACAAGGAATTGGAGGAATGGCCGCAGTTAAGCAACAAAAAGGGGCTTTTATGAGTGAATTA